AGAGGCCGCCGTCCGTTCGATACACAAAGCTGCACAAAAACTGCCTAACGAATGTTTCGTCAAGCAGACTACGGAATGGGCAATGGAGATTGTCGAGCCCAACAAAAAAGGCTTTAGCGATGTCTTATGAAGACATCTTTATAACCACCTATCTGGTCAGCGGGTTCGCCCTGCTGGCCTTTCTTTTATGGGACGTGTGGCGAGACCGGTAGAAATTTTAAAAAGTTCGGTAGTAGCCAAAGTAGCCAAAGTAGCCAAGAATTTCAAGTCGTCCTGAAAAAGGGGTGGTTTGAAAATGTTGGAAAAGAGTTCACCTTCAAAGGGTTAGCTCAAAAGGTTGAGTGACCGCGGCTCACGGTTCAAGGGGATAGCCTTCGGGTTGTCCCCTTTTTTCGTTGGTAACAAAATACACTATAGGGCGTTCAAAAAAAAAAAAAAAAAAAAAAAAAAAAAAAAAAACCTAAAACAGGGTGTTACCGGTGTTACCGGTGTTACCTTGCTCTGTAACGTATAGTAGACAACAAAAACGAGGTAACACGAAAGGTAACACGGATGATTTACAAAAAAGTTACCTTTTAATATTTTCCGCGGACTGGCGGTCAAAATTGAAAATAAAAATAAAAATATTTTTGACCCTATATAGGTATATCCTGTATAAACTATGGGACGTGACCTAATTAACGGTGAAATCCTATGGCAAGAAAAGCAGCAAGTAAAGTGACCGGCAAGCCCCGTGAAACGCGAGGTAGGCCGCCAGCAACAACAGAACAACCTTTGACCCGTAAACAAGAGCTTTTTGTAAAAGAGCTTGTAAGTAAGGACGGTCAAATAACTTTGCGCGAGGCCGCCATTAATGCGGGGTATGCGGTTACGTCAGCCCATTCGCGGGCATATGAATTAACCAACCCGCACATTTCCCCGCACGTGGTTGCCGCGATCAACGCCTATCGCCGCGAATTGGACGAAAAGTTTGGGGTGACCTACCAACGCCACTTGCGTGACCTTCAAACTATCCGCGATGTGGCTTTGCAGAACGGCGCATATAGCGCAGCCGTTCAGGCGGAATACCGCAGGGGGCAAGCGCAAGGCGATATATATGTCAGCAAATCTGAAATCCGTCATGGCTCGATCGACAGCATGAGCAAAGATGACGTTTTGAAAGCGTTAGAGGAAATCAAGCAAAGCTATGCCCCAGTCACCATCAACATCACTCCCGAAGAAACAAAGAATGCCAGCAATCGCGGTAAAGCGCGAAAGCGGCTTTTACAAGCAGATGAAGGAAGCGACACAGAGATCGAACCGCAAGATATTATTGACGCGGATTGAAAACTCTATTGGCGCGGGCATCCCTGATGTTCTTTTGTGTAATGAAAGCGGCACGTTCTGTTTTGTTGAGTTAAAGTTTTTGACCAGCAACGCCGTCACCCTTCAACCATCTCAAGTGGCATGGCTTTCCCGCCACCGGCACAGCCCGTCGTGGATACTAATTAAAAAACAGAACAAACCTGTGGATGATCCGGAATTGTTTTTGTATCCGGCCGGTGCAGCCGTCGATCTAAAAATGGACGGGCTGCAATCCGTTGAGCCGATACACCATCAAAAAGGCAAATTTAACTGGGATGTCATTTTTGACTTGATATGTCCTATATAATCCTATATGCAGGGGGTATCGTTAATTAATACGGGAGTTTTGAACGATGGGACTTGATATGTATTTGAGGGGCAATAAGTATAAATGCTCTAAATGGGAAGACGAAGATGTCGTGTTAGTGGATGGCTTTGAGCGGAAGTCTGAAAACTTACATATAGGGCAATGGCGCAAACACGCCGCGTTGCATTACTTAATAGTGAATACTTTTGCGGATGGGGTGGACGATTGCCAACCTATTCCCTTAAACCCTGACGATTTGCGGCATATTGCCAAGAGACTGCGTGAAAAGGATTTTCCGCCGATGGAAGACTGCGGCGGTTTCTTTTTTGGCGACGAAGAGTGGTGGCAAGAATGTTGCGCTGATGCCGACGCCGACGCCGAAATTTTTGAAAAAGCGGCGAATTGGATAACCGACGATGCTTATAAGGGTTCTTTTTGGCATTCGGTTGAATATCAGGCTAGTTGGTAGGGGGATGCGTTATGCCTAGAACAGTAGTTGAATGGGAATGGGGCGACGCCTTCGATAAATTTGGTTTTTGTGACGGCGACGGTTGGAACGGTACGCACATTGTGGCTAGTTCTATAGACGCGCTTGGCTATAATACTGAATGCGACGGTTGGGGTTGTCATAATTATCTGATAGTGGATATCGAAAAAGACGGCAAATCCATCTTGTTTGATAATAATCAGGAATGGAACGCCGAAACTTTAAAACGCATACAGGCACGGGGCGGCGGCGAAAGTTATTCTGGGCATATTGGCTATGCTGACCCGAACCTTTATTTGCCCGATGATATATTGGAAATGCTAAACGCAACCTTTACCGATGATTATGAGGTGGCGGCCTGATGTTCTTATTGCATTGGATAGCCCGCCTCATACACGGCGACGACTGGGAACGACACGCCCGCAAGCCCCGAACCCGACGACGGCGTCGGCGATAACTAAACAAGCCCCGCCCTGATCCGGCGGGGTTTATTTTTGCCCCGACAGTATTTTTTAAAATTTCCGCTTGCACGGGGTGCGATAATATGAGATAACGCGCATAGGCCTTTTTTAACGGGGCGTCGGCCAGCCCCAAAATTACGGGAAATAGAAAAATGACACACACTATCGAAAATAGCCAAAATACCCTAACACGTTTGCTGGAAAAAGTTCGCGACGATGCGGCGAGAAAATCAGATTACATTGCCCCGACGCATGACTTGCAGAAAATCACAAATGATCAGGGCAAACCCCAAATCGTTATTGAGCAGCGCGGCGGTGAACCGACACGCATTCTGGACGTTAACGACGTTGCTTTCGGCCAGATTGCTAGCCATGCGAACATTGACGTTAGAACCGCCCGCCGTTTGCAAGCGGGTTATTCTGATCAATTCGACGGCCTGTTAAATGCTATCTGGCAAAAAGAACCGTCAGTTCGTATGTTGCGGGCTCACGACGGGTTGGCATTGTCTGACGGCGGCATTGGCACGTTGCGGGCTTTTGTGTCGGATAAGTTTAAAACTTATGATCATGTCAATTTGTTAAATGATGCCTTGCCGCAATTGATGGCAAGCGATGCGCAGTTTCAGGTTGTCAATGCAACCATGACCGATAGACGGCTTTATTTGCGTTTAAAATCCCTAATCCATACGGGCGACGGCGCGGGCGTCGGTGACGTTATGGCAAACGGTATCGGCCTACAAAATTCTGAAGTTGGAGCGGGTTCGGTTTCTGTTTATCAAATCGCTTGGACGCTGGCTTGTTCAAATGGTTTGCAAACCCAAAACAAAACGCGGTCTAGCCATATCACCAGCGGCCGCGATGCCGACGACTGGGGATTGCTTTCCGATGAAGCAAAAGACGCTGATAATGCCGCGCTTGGTTTAAAAATTCGCGACCTTGTCGGGGTTTATTCAAGCCGCGATAGTTTTGACGCTATTCTTGACGGTATGAAAGCCGCCGCCGCCGACGTGATCGACGGTGACGCGATTGATAAAACCGACGTCGTCGCAAATTTGGGCGCGGTTATGAAATTAACCAAATCTGAAACAAGCGACGTAATGAATGGGCTTTTGGACACGATCGGCCAGTCAGGCTATGAGCGCGATAAGCCACTATCACGGGCAACCCTAATCAATGCGGTGACGGCGGTATCGCACAAGGCCGACGCTGATGATGTTGACCTATGGCAGCAGCGCGGCGGGCAATTGTTAAATATGCGCCGTGCCGACTGGCAACGGGTTGCGGCATAAATCGCCCCAAATAACGACGACAAGCCCCGCCCTGATTGGCGGGGTTTTTTCATGGGGCTTGCATCATATGGGATAATGTGCGATAAGGCAGAAACTTTTAAATTTTCTATAGGGGTTTACCATGCTTAAAACAGTCAAAATTTCACAAGCAAATAAAACGGCGGGTTGCGCCGTTACTTATCGGGCAGGCAAGTCGAATAAATACGATACTTGCCCCGCGTCGTGCGAATTGAACGCAAGCGGGCGCGGTTGCGCCCCGTCGGAAATAGACGCCGAATATTTAGACGCCGTTCTAGATAGCAAGCCGCGCGGCGGGCATGGGTTTACCTATTCGCATTTTGATCCGCTTTTTTGGGCGCATAAATTAAGCCCCGTTAAAACTGTTATAAATTACAGCGCGGCGACAATTAAAGCCGCCGCCGTTTATGCGCGGGCGGGCGTCCCCGCCGTTGCTGTCGTCCCCGTCGATTTTTGGGAAAAGAATGGCAACGCGAAAAACACAACCGCCGTCGGCGTGCGGGGCGTGCGTTGCCCTGCTGAATACGTCGCGGGGATAGGTTGCGTTAATTGCGGCGGGGAAAAAGCCCCATTATGCGCCCGTTTAAACCGTGATTTTTTTGTCATGTTTACCGCGCACGGGGCGGGCAAGAAAAAGGCGGGCAACCCCGACGACGCGGGCGGTTGCTATGCTGACGGCGGGCGGGTTGCTATCCATTGGAACGCGACAAGCGCGGGCGACGACGACGGGTTGACCGACGCGCAACGCTTGCGGGCTTTCGTCAAAACCTTGCCGCCGCGTTCTGTTTTGCGGCATCACGTTGCGGGCGATATCGGAAAAGAATAAACCCGCCCCGCTTGCCCCGAATAAGCCCCGCATTGCGTCGGGGCTTTTCTTTTATGGGAATATATGCGATAACGAATTATCTTAATCATATGAAAGGTTTTAAATTATGGCTGAATATATCCAAACAAAAGACGGCGACGCCGTGCAAAAAATCGCGCTTGGCAATATGGGCGCGGGCGATTTGATAAAGCGCAAGCCCGACGCCAAGGCGGTTTATGTTGTTAATTTTCGCGAACGGGCAAAGCGCGGCAAGCCCGCCTATTATTCGCTTTCAAAATATGACGACATGAATAGCGAGATTTTCCTATCAGCGGAAACGCCCGTTTATGTTGGGTTTACGTTCTAAGCGATTTAAAGCCCATACAACGCCCGCAACGCCCCGCTAGGCTATAACCCTAGCGGGGTTTTTCTATGCCCGCTTGTCGGCTTTCCTACGGCGTTTAAAAGAGTTAATCAAGCCACGGGCGGCGGCGCGGGGATTGCGTAAAACGTATGGCGGAAAATTTACAGCGGGGCGCGATACGAAAAACGCGGGGCGCGGGCGGCGGTATTTTTTAAAATTTTCACGGCGCATGGATGCCGGGCGAATAAATGCCGGGCGAATTGCGCGGGCAGCGGGCAGCGGGCAGCGGGCAGCGGGGCGCGATACGCGGGGCGCGGGCTTAAAAACTAGGATTCCGGTATCGGGTCAAAAAACCGTGAAAAATCAGACATTTACCAAAAATCGCGCAGCGCGGCCACGGGCTCTGCTGGCGCAGGCAAGGGCCATGTTTCTGACAAATAGTTATATAAAAAACGATATGGATTGTTTCACGTGAAACATTGCCTATTTTTTAGGCACCTTCTGCCCAAATACTGAGCTTAGATTGCCTATTTTTTAGGCAAAAACGGAAAACTTGTTAACTGAGCAAAAAACAGGCATAAATATTTTATAAATTTTTTGTTCAGGGGCCCCCTATGGATGTTTCCGATCAGGAGTTAAAGCTTCGCCTGCGACTCGCGCAAATCGAGAAGAATGAAGCTTGCCAAGAGGATTTCTTGACCTTTGTAAAATCTATGTGGCCCGAGTTTATTGCTGGTCGTCACCACAAGATTATTGCAGAAAAGCTGGAAAGAGTTGCAAAAGGCGAACTAAAACGCTTGATTATCAACATGGCCCCGCGCCATACGAAGTCAGAGTTTGCATCCTTCCTGTTTCCTGCGTGGATGATGGGCAAGAACCCACGGATGAAGATCATTCAGGCAACGCACACCACGGAGCTTGCCGTTAACTTTGGCCGTAAAACCAAAAACCTTTTGGACGACGACCGCTATAAAGAGGTATTTCCTGATGTTAAACTGGCTGCGGATAGTAAGGCGTCTGGACGTTGGGATACCTCTAGCGGAGGCATGTACTATGCTGTTGGCGTTGGCAGTAATCTTGCTGGCCGTGGTGGGGATCTTGTAATCATTGATGATCCGCACTCGGAGCAGACAGCGATGTCCGCCAACGGCTTTGACGACGCTTGGGACTGGTACACAGGGGGCCCCCGGCAGAGGCTCCAGCCGGGTGGGTCGATTGTTTTGGTCCAGACCCGGTGGTCCGAAAAGGATATGACGGGCCAGCTTTTAAGAGCGATGGCTAAAGACCCCCTAGCGGATCAGTGGGAAGTTGTAGAGTTACCGGCTATTTTTGACGACGGGACCCCGTGTTGGCCTGAATTTTGGTCAATCGAAGACCTTACGGCGGTAAAGGCGTCTATTCCTCCGAGCAAGTGGAACGCACAGTATCAGCAGAACCCTACCGGCGAAGAGAACGCAATCATACCTCGCCACTGGTGGAAACGGTGGGAGAAGTCCAACATACCAAACCTTGAATATGTTATTCAGAGCTATGACACGGCGTTTAGTAAGCGGGAGACGGCGGACTTTAGCGCGATAACAACGTGGGGCGTATTCCGCCCAGAGGAGCACGGGGGCCCTCCGGGACTCATCCTTTTGGACAGTCAGAAGGATCGCTGGGACTTCCCGGAGCTAAAGAGCATGGCGTTGGAGCAATACAAGTATTGGGAACCCGACACAGTAATTGTAGAAGCCAAAGCGTCTGGGCTGCCCTTGACGCAGGAACTAAGAAATATGGGCATACCAGTTGTTAACTTTACGCCAAGCAAGGGAAATGATAAGATAACACGAGTCCACTCTGTGTCTCCGTTATTTGAAGCGGGTATGGTTTGGGCCCCCGACACCGTCTTTGCTGATGAAATGATCGAAGAGGTGGCGGCGTTTCCAAACGGGGAGCACGATGACTTGGTTGACAGCATGACACAGGCATTAATGCGCTACCGGCAAGGTAATTTTGTCCAACTGCCCAGCGACGATTGG